GGAGCAGTCGGCGCGTTTTGCTGAAATGAAGAAGGCTTTTGGCGACAAGTCGGATGAGGCCATTCAGCAGGCGTCTGCGGTTCTTCAGAAATATGTTCCTGAAAATATTCGCAATGAATTGATGCGGATGGACATACCTGAGCCGATGCTTCTGGCGCTGGCGCATGCCGTTCGCGGGATATCCAAAGAGGCTACGGGGGAGGACAGGGCGATAGGCGTCAATGACGGCAAGGCCGGGGGCATATCGAGCGTGCAGGATATGCGCAAGGAGGCTTTGCATTTGCAGCAGCAGCCGGAATACAGCAATCCCTTTGCCAAAGGGAAGGATGCGCATGACGCCATTCGCAAGAAGGTAGAGGAGCTTTATCAGAAGATAGGCGCCGCGTCGGTTTCCGGGCGTTAATAAAAAAATTGACGCAAATATCCGGTGAATGCATAATTGATATGCAGGATTACCGCATATTCGCGGCCCCGCTATAAGCTGATAGCCTTCGACCACCCCCGCGTTAAGGGGCAGGCCAGCGCCCGGAATACGGATTACGCTACCGCAAAAAATCGTTGTACATCAACCTTTTAACCTTTGTGGAGCGTCGAAAATGACAGCACAAATCAACAACGCGCTTGTTATCCAGTTTTCGGATCAGGTGCATTTAAAATCGCAACAGATGCAGTCGCGTCTGCGCGATAAAGTAGAACAGAAGATGGTTCGCGGGGAAGACTATGCCTATGAGGACATTGGCTCCCTCGAAGCCGTTGAAATCACCTCTCGCCACCAGCCGACCGTCGGGCAGGACATCGCTCATGGCCGCCGCAGGCTGCGCATGCGTGAGTTTCGCGCTACGATCTATCTGGACAAGAAGGATTCCCTCGAAGTCCTGATCGACCCGCAACGCAACTATGCGCAGGCGGTGGCGCGTTCCCTGTTCCGTAAATACGACAAAATCGCGGCGGAAGCTGCGTTTGCTGACGTATACACGGGCAAGTCTTTCGCAACGACGACTACTTTCGCGTCGGATGGTGGCCTGACGGTCACGGCGACGGCTGGCCTGACGTATGAAAAGCTGCTTGAAATCGAGCAGAATTTCATCGACGGCGATGTAGGAACGGATCAGGTCGAGGACTATTACCTTGCGATCACGGGCGACGAGAACACCGATCTTAAAGGCGAGAACGAGCTGATGAGCGGTGATTTTTCCCGTCAATACGCGATCGACAACAAGAACGGGCAGATTGTCATGGCGAACGGCTTCGAGCTTGTGAAGTTTGCCGCAAACGCTCCCGATCCGATTCTCGGCGTTGCTGCCGGCGTCCGCTCCTGTATTGCGGCGTCCAAGCGCGGCATCTGCGTCGGCGTAAGCGCCGATCTGAGCATAGAGATCGACAAGCGCCCTGACTTGAACGGACTTACCCAGGTGCAAGCATCCATGTTCATGGGCGCGGTTCGCACTGAGGGCAAGCTGGTTCAAAAAGTAACGACAACCGATTAATAGAAAGGACGCACGAACATGGCTACCGACGTATACGTTAACAGCAATCTGGAAGCAGGGTCGAAGGACGTTGCCGGGGCGACGTTCCCTGGCCGCACTCTTGTCCTGTGCGGAACCTATGAAAAAACCGCTGCGGATAACGACACTTCCGTTCTCCGCCTCGGCGCAGTTCCTGCGAACGCCGTTCCGGTTTATCAGGACTCGTTCATCTGGAACGATGCCTTGACGGGGGCGACGGACATCGACATCGGCCTGTATAAGACGCATAAGGGGGCGGTTGTTGACAAGGACATTCTTTCGGACGGTCTGAATATCGCCTCCGGGAATGCGCTTGCTTCAGCGGCGAAGGCGTTTCAGACGCACCCGGCCATTGACGAGTTCGGCGACGATCTTCGCACGATTGTTGGCGGGAGCATCGGTGACGGCAACGACTTCTATGACGTTGCGATCACCGGCAACACTTTCGGCACGGCTACCGGCACTATTAGCTGGATGCTGAAGTTTGTCATTCCGCAACAGTAAGATTGCGGAAGACAGGAAAAATGCGGATGCTGTGGTTTGGCCCCACCTTTCCATGGCATCCGCGCCTATATAAAGGGGTTGTGTTATGGCAGCGAGCAAGACAGCGATTGCTAATTTTGCATTGTCCCATTTGAAGACAGATCCCGTTCTTAGCATTGATCCTCCAGATGAAAACAGCACGCCCGCGCAGGTCATGGATAAATGGTACGACCAAGCGCGGCAGGATACTCTTGAGGCGCACACATGGAATTGCGCGACAAAGCGGGTGACGATAGCCAAGGACGCCAGTGCGCCGGCCTTCGAGTACGATAACCGATATCTCCTGCCGTCTGATTTCATACGCCTTGGGCGTTTGGGAGAGGACTGGAATTTCCCTGAAATGGATTACGAGATAGAGGACGGATATTTTATTACGAGCGTTACGTCTCCGTTGAAGATCGTCTACGTCTATGACCTGACGGACGTTACGAAGATGTCGCCGAAGCTTGTAACGTCGATCAGCTACAAGCTGGCGTCGTTCGCGGCCTATGAGATAACGGGCGATAGGAATATAACTTCCATGATGGAGGAATTATTCAGGGCGAGCGTGACTGAGGCGGCGAGCGTTGACGGGCAGAACAGGCCGACGCGCCGGATACAATCAAGCAGACTTGCGGATGCGCGGCGCAATACGGGCCGATTCCGAGACTGGCAGCATTGGAGTGATAGCTGATGGCGCGGGCGACAACGGCGCAACAAAATTTCTCCGGCGGCGAATTGGGCGAAAGCCTGAAAGGGCGCTTCGATCTTTCTTCATATTACAACGGCGGAGCGTGGTATCAGAATTTTATTGCAACGATACAGGGCGTGGCGCGTTACCGCAGCGGGACGAAATTCGTCTGGAACACGCGCAGCAATCAGGAAGCGTTGCTGATTCCGTTCGAGTACAATGTGGAGCAGGCATATATCCTTGAGTTCACCGATCAGAAAATGCGCGTTATCAAGGATGGCGGGATTGTCGTTCTTGCGGCGCAGAACATTACCGATATCACGAACGCGAATCCTGCCGTCGTTACTTATTCAGGATCAGACACTTATGCGAATGGAGACAGCGTTATAATTGACGGCGTTTCCGGAATGGAAGAAGTCAACGGGAAGGAATTTCGCGTTGCGAACGTGAACGCCGGGGCGAATACCTTTGAATTGCAGGATGTAAACGGCGATGATGTCGATAGCACGCTTTATACTGCGTATTCAGGCGGCGGGACTATAGAGGAAATCGTCGAGGTCGTGACGCCGTATACGGAAGCCGATCTTTTTGAATTGGGGTATGCGCAGACTGCGGACACGCTTTATATCGTTCACCCTGATTATGCGCCAAGAAAATTGACGCGATCTTCTCATACTGCATGGACGCTGGACACGTATACAATCGTCGGGAATCCTTTCGGAACGACCAAGGCGGCGAGCCAGAGCATTACTGGGATTACGAAGGCAAATCCGGCAGTTGTCACCTATGGCGGCGCGGACACCTACGCCAACGGCGACACTGTTTTTATATCAGGCGTCGTTGGCATGGCTGAAGTGAACAATAAAAACTTCACGGTTGCCAACGTGAACACGGGGGCCAATACATTCGAGCTTCAGGATTATAATAGCACGAACAATACGGCTTATTCTTCCGGCGGGACGATAGAAGAATATACGGCATTCAGCTATCCGTCCGTCATAGCGTTTTTCGAGCAGCGTCTTTATTTCGGAGCATCTGACAGTTTTCCGCAGAAGATATGGGGAAGCAAGGGCGGCGATTACGATGACTTCACATTTGGAACGGCAGCGGATGATGGATTCGCCTATACCTTGGCGACGGGGGAGGCTAACCGGATTCGATGGATGGTTGGCACTGAAAATTTCCTTGCGATTGGAACGGCGGGGGCGGAGTTCAAGGCGACGGGGGGAGGGACGGAAGACCCTATAACGCCTACGAATATTTCCATCAAGCCGCCGTCCTATTACGGAACGGACGATGTGAAGCCCCTGCGTCTTGACAGCCATATCCTGTACTTGCAGCGCGACGGAACAACGATGAGATCGTTCGAGTACGATGCTTTGCAGGATGGATATACGTCCATGAATAGGACGCTTCTTTCAGAGCATATACTTCAGGGCCGTTACGGAACAACAGACGCAGGGAAGCAACTTGCA